ATTATTATCAGGAGGATTTGGAGCATCCAGCGCGCAATCTGCAGGCAAACCAATATCAAGCGAACGCCAAAGATATTCAGCTCCTACATATTCGCCCGTGTCGTGATGATATTTATATACAGTTGCAAATCCTTCTTGCGTGCAAAGCGCAGCCCCCTCGCTATCAATTGCAAAAACCGCAACAGGCGGCGTTAGCTGGTATTTAGGTTTTGTTGTTTCTTTTGTAGTGGTTTCTGCAGTTGCCTGATTTGCCCCGTTGGTTTCGTTTGCTGCATTATCAGCATCTTTGCTATTAGTTTTTTTAGCCATTTTGACTGCTCCTATTTAATTAATTTGATTTAATTGTTGTTAATGTTTTGCATCAGTTAAGTTGGTTTCCATTATTTGCATGCTGTTAATTTAATTAATGTTAAGTTGCTTAATGTTGTAAAAACCACCGCCAAAAAGACTAAAAAATAGGTGTCGGTTTTATAAAAGGGAATCGAACTACACCACATAACACCTTTAAATATCTCGTTTTGGTTTGCACTGCTAGCTGTAGCATACTTACCAGCATACTTATTTGGTTTTTGTAATAGCCTTTTTAGGTTAATTATTTGCATTTTTGGTCTTCTGTAGTTATCTGCATTTTTTAGATTTTTTTGTTAAAAACACTTCAAAAAAACTAAAAAGGTAAATCGTCTGCAAAATCATTTTTTTGCTTATCTTCTTCTTGTAGCTGTTTTAATTTGCGCGCTACCTCCTGGTGAAACCTTCTATATTCAGCGCGTGCATATGCTGCAGTTTCAGGATCTTTGGCATTTTCTACGGCTGCAAGCAAACGTTGATATTCTGCAAAGTCTGCAGCTGTATTATTTAGTGATGTTTTATATCGTTCCTCTTTAGCACAAGCAGCCTCACCAGCAAGAGCGCAATACGCCGCGCCGTCCTGATAATCGTCTAAATGAAAACGTCCACCGTTAGCGCGCGCAAGTTTTAAAATCACCATAAATTGCCAGCCTTGTTCTTCTGTTAGCTGGTGATTAGTTAGAGCATTGAACGCTGCAACCGTAGCCTTCATTGATCGTTCTTCTAATTTATATGTTTGCGCTGATGCTGGATGTTGCAAAGTAGATCTATCACGTAGCAACCCGCGCGCGCTTATATCATTAACCGCGTTCAGTAGTATTTTGTCTGCAGTGGTTAATTTTGCTTTTTCTGTAGTTTCTGCAGCTGTTAAGGCGGTGGTGGTGGTTGGTTTGCTTGCGATTCTTTCTTCTTCTGAAGTACCGCAACAGCTGCAAACATGATGATTAGGTAGCGGCGGCAATTGTTTATCGTGCTGCAAATGATCCAAATGCTGATAATTGATTTTCGTTTTTTCTGTTTCGTTTATTTCTAAAGTTTCCATGTTATTTGTCCTCTTCTCTTTTGTATTTTCTTTTGTCCTGCAAAAATGCATAATTACCACAAGCTTTACTTTTTTTATTGCCTCCTTATTAAAATAAAAAAAAGATGCAAAGCCTAGGTGACTGGTTTACTAGTCACCGCCTCCTTCTTGTATAGCCTGATATTTAGCGGCGCGGGCTTTACTGTAAGCAGCCTCTAAACAGCTTGCAAAGAATAATCCCGCTGCTTGTGGTTCTAATGAAGCGTCACAATTACCCGTCTTAATGAATTCAGCCCAAAGATTAGTGCTTACCTCTTTAAATATTTCCGCTTTTTCAAAGCCTTGTAAGGTGCTTTGTGGTGGTGCTTCTATTGGTTGTGCTTTGCAAGCATTACTAATCAAGGCGTCAATTGTCCACACCATTTGCTGATTAAGGATTTGCCTAAGTTCATTTAATAAATAGTAATGCTTGTCGTCTCTTAACATCTTGTCCTCCTGTTTCTTTTGCGGTTATTTTTTGGGGCTAATACTGCAAAAAACTAAGCAGCGCGGACGATGTATAAAAAGGCAACGTTACGCGGGCGGTTTTCTGCTCCTACCAATCCAGCAGGGTTAAGATTCATGTAATGAATATCGGGTATGCCGTCGTTGGTGTAACTGAAAAAATCCCAAACATCCCTCCCGCCGCCTCTAAAGCCGCGGTCATAACCCAAATGCTGAGATGTACGACCCCACGTGTGCAAATATCCGCCCCAACTACTGATGCCGCCGTGGACATGTTTGTGCGCGGCTATCTGTTGCTCTTGTAAGGATAACACCGCGCGGTCTACATCAACGCCGCGCCCAAAGTCTAGCCCGCGGATAAATTCACCGCGTAAATCAGGCAACACACAAGCAGGATATGCAGCTGCAAGCAGTGGATATCTTGCGCCGCTAAAGTTTGATCCATCACACACCAGCCAACCCCGCGGCGGCGTACTTTGCGGCCAAGGTTGCGGAATTCCTGCAGGTAAATAATCATTAATATTAGTAGGACTTAGCAACGGTTGCCAAGCTAAATCCTCCAGCCACGCGCGGTAGTGCCGAAAATGGATTTCATGCATGTAATCAACAAAATACAACTGCACGCAAACATCAGCACCACCAGTTTTAATCACCAGTAGCGCGCCATTTAGTCCGTTAGGTTTACCATTAATGATCGGTTGATTATTAAAGCCTGCAGGCTCTGAGTCAGTCCCTACTATCCAATAAAAGCCTGCTTCTCGTACATCATCAAGATTAATACTATTAGCAAGCTGATTTTGTTTATGAAAAGGCATAGCGCTGTTGCTTAGCTGCTCAATTGCCACAAGGGCTGCACTTTGCGCCTGCTGCAAAGCATTAATCGACGCCGCCGCTGCTACGTCTTGAGCGTTGTAATCATCATTAATCCTAACCAGCCCCGCGCTGGTAGCCGTTGCGTAAGGATGATTTACCCCCGCTTCATGTTCTAAAATTGCGGTGGTGATGCTGTTTTCTACCGCAATTTGGCTGATCTCATCAACATGTAGCACTACCTGATCAGCATTTGCCACCTCAACAAAAAAATACACTCTAAGCGCAGCAGTAGAGCCTTCATCCTCTTTGGCTTTGTAAGTTGGTGGAATTTTAGCAACCGCAATTAACGTTCCATCTTCACTAAATAATCCCGCTTCACGTAGATAAAAACCACCAACAACTGCAGGAATCAACAGCTCACAAGTAACATGATGGGGGTTATCCTTAGCAATCACCACCGCACTAAGTGCACCGCGGTATTTTTCATCCTTGAGCGCGGTTTGCGTAGCGTCTGGTTCGTAGCTGTTATTATTTAGTCCGCTACCAACCGCAAAAGTAGCAAACTTGATCGGCGTCTGATTCTGCAACGATTGCGCGAACAGTTCCAAACCTTTATTAGTAACAATTGAATAATATTGCGACATGTTTTTTATAATTCCTTATTGATGGGGTTTAATAACAATTAATCGAGGTAAGCAATAACAAGCAGCCGCGGTTTTTAGTAGCAGTTGTTGATTAATAACTTTCACCCTAAGCGGCTTAACCTTGACGCTATAAACCGCGTGTAAATGTGGTGCGGCTCGAAGCGGCGCAATCGTTGCTAAACTTAAAAATAATCCTGCTAAATGACGGCTTACGGGTTTAACGTCGTTAATAATTCTGGTAAGGGTCATTACATCTTCAGTATTTACGCCGCGATCAGTTAACGCAAGCTCAAGACTAAAAGTGCCAACATCGCCCGACGTTGTAAACCATTCCGTAAGCATTGCTACTTTGCCAAAGGGTGCTAAAGCATTAATTAAAGCTTTGCGTGTACCTCTGATTTGATGATTGGCAAAGCTATCAGCTAAAACTTGCCTTTGGATAGATTCCGACCAGTCACGATCAAAATAAGGATCACCATATTGCACGGCAAGCAAAGGCAAAAACACAGCGGGACAGCGCGCAGGATGCCATAAATCGGCAATCTTGACGGGTAAATTAAGCTCTAACGCCTGCTCAATTGACCGCTCTAGATCTGAAGCGTTTCTGGGTAAAAGAGAATTGCTTCTCACTTTATACTACCCGCACCTGCTGACAATTAGAGCTCTGCTGCAATCTGATTACTTCTTGCATTAGCTGTTCTTTGTCATTAATTAATTGCTGGATTTTGGCGATAGCATCTGGTGGCACAATCGCGCCATCTAAGTTAGTCAAATATTTGGGCTGTTGGATTTTGGCTAAACGCCGCTCTACCTTAATAAGTTCATAAAGCTGCTGATTATTGATAGTGCTAAGCAGTTCGTTCTCAAGACGTGCTGCAGTTAATTCTCGTTGTAATTTGGCATTATCGCCTTTAATACTTCCTAACTGACAGTATGCTGGACGATCTTTAATGTCAGCGATGAGTTTAGCTTGCCGATCTAAATTGCGTTCCAGCCGCTTAATATCAGCTAAAAATAAAGATTTTTGCTGTTGTAAATCCTTTATTTGCTGTTTGAGCTGCAGGCTATTATCGGGCTTATCCAGCTCATCTAATAATGCCGCAATTTGTCCGCAACGCGTAGAACCTGCGCTTTTACACATCGCAATTAAAGATTCTGCTACTGCTAAAAAATCCTGTTTCTTCTTGTTTTCTAAGTCCGATAAAGCTTGTTGCCCTAGCGGTGTAAGTTTGAGCAAGCCTACTAATAATCCTGCTTGATTGTCGTCTAATCCTAAATTAAGCATTGAATATTTATTTTTCTGAAAAAACTAACTTTTAAACAGCTACGACTAATAAGCAAATTGGCAACTTGTAAGAATTATTTTTTTGGCGGTGGTTTTTGTTGTTTTGAGATTACTACCAAAACAAGCTACAAGTTGCTAATTTGCACCTTTGAAGGTTTTTACTTATTTTCTTAAATAAGACAACTTCAGAAAAAGAAAAATGGATAATTTAGCCTTAGCAAGACCAGCCGTTATTGAATATTTAGATTTTGAACAAATCCTAAATACTTATAAAAATGCTTTTCTAGATTTACAGCCAAGCTCAGAGCGGGCAAAGTTTGCGCAATCGTTAGAGATTGAAAGCAGTCCTATTTTAAAGATTATGCAGGCGGCGGCTTATCGTGAGTTGGTGCTTAGAGCGCGGATAAATGATGCGGCTAATTCTTGCATGATTGCCTTTGCTACAGGCAGCGATTTAGATGCTTTGGCGGCTAATTTTGGCGTTGTTAGGTTGCTAATTGAACCTGCTAACAATAACTCTAACCCCCCTACCGCTGCTAAATATGAAAATGATGAAGAATTAAGAGTCAGAGCATTGCGGGCATTTTCATCTTTAAGTGTTGCAGGTCCTGGTCGTTCTTATGAATTTTATGCACTGCAAGCGGCGGGTAATATTTTGGATGTCAAAGCGTTATCGCCTGCGCCTGCTGTGGTGCAAATCGTTGTCCTTACCCGCGACAATAAAGGATTAGCAGATGATCTAACTTTAGCCAAAGTTGAAAAAGCTCTAAATGCTGATAATGTGCGTCCAATTGGTGACCGCGTGCTGGTAGAAACGGCGGACATCGTCAATTATCAAATTAAAGCTAATATATATTGTCAAGGCTCTAAGCACAGCATTAAAAACAAGGCATTAGCTAATCTGCAACACCTAACCACCGCGACTTTTAAATTAGGTAAAAACTTAGCCACCAGCGCAATTATTGCCGCGCTGCATATTGATGAAGTGGAAAAAGTAGAACTAATTACACCAACTGCTGACATTAATGTCGCAGCAAATCAAGCGTTATACTGTGATGTTATCGATATTAATTTAATTAATGTTATTGAATAGTTTTTTATTTGTATAAATTTATTCAATACAATTATTTTAATACAATTTAAAGGTTGATATTCAATTAAATTAAATAACTTTAAAGCAATTCACCGCTCAAATGATCTAATACTGCATCGTCAATTTGGGCGATATCCTTGTTATTAATTCCTACTAACGGACGGGCGGGATATTTGACAGGACGTTTACTAATACGATGCCTAGTTACCAAACCATAATGATGAATGCGCGCCACATGTGTTACTTTACCTTTAAAACTAACCGCCGCCGCGCGTTCATTAGAATAAGCTTTGAGATTAGCTTTGCGCCGCAATTTATTAAACATAGGCACAAGTCGCCTGCGTCCTGTTTTGGATTTTATATAACGCCTCTTCTTGCGGGGAATATAAAGCACACCGTCGGGCGTAGTTTGCGCCGCAATACGATTACGATTATTAACGCGCAACTGTTCACGCAAACGATAAAACAACGTCCTAAGCTGCTCAGGTGTTAAAGAAGCGTCTAATAAATCATAAAGCTTACTGGCATAATTGCTGGCAACATAATCGCTGTTGTTAGAATAGCTTGCGCCTTCTAGCATCTCCAGCACTCTAATGTAATGGCGTTCGCGTTGCATTTTTATTTATTTTGCAGTTATTTAATTTACTAATCGATAGCTTGTTGCAACTGCTGCACCCACGGCGCAATAAATTCAGTATCAAGCCTGTCGTCTAAATGTTCAGTTACAAAACCTTTGGTGTCGTGAGTAATTTTAAGGCGTTCAGTGAGCTTAATATCGAAGCTAATATCACAGCTATTATTGCTTAAATATTCAATCTCAAAGCTTAAGGCTTCTACAAAAGCATCGGCGGTTGGTGGTTCATAAACATGCAACCACGCCGAAATTAATACTAATAATTGATCAACGCTGTCCGTCCACTCCAACACAATTAAATTTAATTTATATTGATAAGCAAAAGATAACGAACCACCTGATGGGCTTAAAATTTTACCGTTTTCAACAAAGATTAATAATTGTTCAGGATTAGTTGCAAGCTTCGGCAAGTTTTTAATTAAATAATTACGTAATAATTGTGGCTTTTGCATTTGTTTTCTTTTGTAGAATTTATTTAAAGTAATTTAATTTATACTATTAGATGAATTTAAATAAATCAAATCATTAAAAATAAAAATAATTATTGTGCTTGACATTGTTTGATTAGTTCAATCTGCGCAGAACATAGTTCTAAACTAACACGTAAAGCATCAATCTCATGTAGCAGGCTTAAATTATCGCTAAGCTCCACAGGTTCGCTTATGCAGCTACTTACCGCGGGACATTTAGGCTGCTCAATTATGATCTGTTTTGCCTGTTGTTGCGGTGCGCTGGTACAACTGCACAACATCAGCAGGTAAACGCACACTAGCCCAATTTTGCAGTTCATTTGTTGTGGTTTTGGCATTTGTTTTCTTCGTTTTATTTGTTTTGTTTATATCTGATTGTGGTGCAGGTAGATTAATTAACTTAGTAATGGCGTTTTTACGTTGCTGCAGTTCATTCTGTATGTGTTGCTGCCGCTCGACAAAAGCAGCACAAGCATCAAGGCTTTGCTGATAATGATTAAGCTGCGCTGCAAGTTCATTATTTAGCTGCAAATTCTGCCGCTCGGCAGTAGCTAATTTATCCTGTAGCTGCTTAATTTTTAAATGCTGGCTTTTATTAAATAACTGCATACATATAAGCAGTAAAACAATTATCACTAACAACAACGCGCGATTAAAAACCTTATTAAGCAAATTCATGCCCAAATTATGCGCAGCGCGGGCGCGGTAGTCGAGTCCTGCAACTTGTAAAGTTCTATTAATTCAATCAAATTATAATAAATTATTTAAAATGTTATTGATTAATTAAATTAATTCTATACAATGGCAACCATCTTAAGCAATTAAGATAAATTTTTTAAATTAATACAAGGAGCTTCACAATGATTAAATTCAATGAGTTAACTAAATTAGGAATCGACCAAATGCAAGCCGCTGATTACCTAAACCTTGCCGCTAACGACTGGGATAAGTTTCAAGAAGTAGTAATGACCGCGCAAGCCGCAGTCGTGATTAATAACGATGAAGAAGAACGTATCCACAACAACATTATCCATAACTTAGCTGTAAGTCTTAATGCTGTATTGCAAAGTTTGCCACCTATACATGAAGATTATGAATATTTAGCCAAAATCGCCGAAGAACAAGCGCAAAGATTGTTTTATATCCAAAGAAAATTAATGACTGGTAGCACAGACAAGTAAGAAAAAAACAAGATAACATCTACCCTCTCACAGAGAGGGCTTTTATTTGGGTTTTGATGGTTGCGATTCTTTTATTTTTATTGTATTTAAAAGAATATAATAAATAAGAATAATTAAAATCAAATAGATTCATGCTAAAGCTTTTAATTGTTGGTAATGATTCTGGAGCTTTATATCGTAATTGTTTTTAGCAAAATCAACACCATTATAAAGACGGGCAAAATCCTTAAAATCCTTCTTCTTAAGAGCAGTCAGCATTTTATTATTACTTTTAAGCGTCAAAAAACGCACAAAAGCCGCCGCTTGGTTTTCTTCGCTTGCCCCCATTTGTAGCTCAAAATCCACGGCTGACTCATAGCCTAAAGCTTGCCAGTGAAAACCCATAATCTGGAACAGACCAAAGCTTGCCGACTCAATCGCCGCTTTAGTGTGAATCTGTTTGGCAAGTTTAAGGCGCATATTTTCATTTTCACCACCAATATAACCGCCCGCCTTTTTATTGATGAGCTTAGGATATCTGACGCTAAGTGCTGCTGCATCCAAACAGTGTTTTTTTAATTGTCTGTAAAATATATGACGTTCAAATAAAATTACAGGCACGCCGCGGCGATGTAAACCCTTATTTTTAGCCTCAACTACCGCCACCGTTAATAATAGTGCCGGCTCAATTTGTAACCCTTCTGCTTGTTTGATTAAAAATTCCGTTACTGACTTTTCCATTTTTCTTTTTTAAATAGTTATTATGATTTTGTTTAATTGCTATGTTTTTAATTATTAAGTTTGTTTTAATTTAATGAAAATTAATTAAAATCAATGCTTTTTATTGATGTTTAAACTAACAATATAAGTTTCAACAGCTGCAACCGCCGCGATAAATTGCGCTACAATTGCCAAATCTAAATTCCTATCCAGACTAAAAATGATGGTTGCTGCGCTGCTGCAAAACAGTACATAGGCGCAGCACGCCTCATCCAATGCAAAGCATGAACGCAGCTGCAGCCAAAAAACTATCGCAAGTGCCATAAAAATGCATCCTGTTCCAAGTAGTATCATTTTTCATTGTCCTTAGAGTTTTTAATGATGGATAATAAAGTTGGTAAATCCTGCTTTAACAACAACAAAGACAGCTGCGTTATCGACATCGATACCAAAAACGCGCCAAAACTTAATGAGATACTTGCCGCCATGCTGGTGGGCAATAAAAAACGCGCCGCGGCACTGCCAAAATCGGCAAACAACAAGCCCGTAATAAACGACACGACAAATAAAAAGACCGTCGTCACGCCATTAAACTGCTCACGACTAATAACAAGCAGCGCAGCACCACAAAATGAGGCAAGCATAACTCCACCCTCTAAATCAGGCAGCAGCAACGCAAGTCCCAAGGCGGTAGATAAAGCAGATGGCGCATTAGTGGTTGGCATTAACTTAATCCCATAACGCTTTCTCATGCGTTCTTTTGAGGATGTTAGTAGGAATCTCTACTACTACCCCCGCAGGCAGAATCGCTCCTAATTTGCTTAAATGCGGATTACGTGCCAAAACCGCCTCCACCATAAAATCCTGCTCTAAAGTTAGGCGGTATAGCAATGCATCGATCGTTTCGCCTGCTTGACTGGTAGCTATTATGTTTTGTTTGTTTTGATGATATTCCATTTATTTAGTTTTTAATGTTTATTTATATATAAATATATATGAATTAGATAAATCAATTTAATTAATTACAAATTATTAAAATACTTTAAGTTAAATAAACTAAATTAATGCAAAGCTTGATCTACTAATTCCTAACATATCCCGCACCGCATACCGCGCCTCACGATAAAAATGACTTGCGCTAAAATCCACCGCGTCCGCCTTTTTAATCGCGGCACTTGTTGCATCAAAATTAATATATTTTTCAATTAGCAACGCTTGCGTGTAACTAAATACCGCTTGCCTATAAAAATGCAGCAGCACGCTTTGATTATCAATATCGCTGGCTGGAACATCTTTAAGCTGCATAAAACCATCTTTTTTATGCTGCTGTTCAAAGGTTGCTAAATCTAAATTAACGCTATTAATCGCTGTTACCGCACATGAGCGCAAACGAGCAGGCGTTACCGTGCCATCTAAATTTTGCGCTTTGCGCAGCTCGTTTAAATCAATATCAGGAAAAAAACCATTATTAATAATAGTGCCGTCATTCTGATCGGTAGGATTAATTGCAATAAAGCTATTCATTTTAATTTTTCAAAGTATTTTTATTTATCTAAATTCTTTTTAATATTTAATTGTTAATACATTATTTAAATTAATCTTTTTAATTCTTAATGATTTATATTTAATTTAATTAATTAACATCAAGAAAATAAAAAATAATTAATTATCTTTATACTTTATTAATAAAGTTAATCCTAATTCTTAACTTGTAAAATGTTTATTTAATTTGATGTTATTTGTTTTTTATAATTTTATTTAATTAGTTTACTTTTGATTTTTGGCGTTGGCTAAGTTTTGCGCTTCTTGCTGTTTTTTCAGTTTACGTCTTAAGCCTTCAATCTGCTTTTTAACGCCACATTTAGTATCCAGCTCTAATGCACGCTCCAAATAAGTTAAAGCAGCAGCAAGATTATTTTCCGCCTCTAGAGCGCAGCCCGCCGCTTTATGAATCTTAGCCCGTACTTGATCAGGCATATCATGCGCCGCCAGCAATTGGATATAATCCAGCAACAAGACCGAAGATATCTTTTTCTCTGCCAACATCATTTTTAGCGAAGTATCACCCACCTCATCGGCAATTAAAGTCGCAGTACGGCGCACGTATTGATCAGGAGTAACTAAATTATGCGCAAGCGCATAACGCGCCATCGGCAAAGCCCCTGTAATGTCGCCAATATCTAACGTCCACACCAGCAGATGCATAAAAACATCGTCCTGCATACCGCTGCCGCTACTTAAAACGCCACTAATCCACGCCTCATAATGCGGGACGATTTGCTTTTTTAGTTCAATCTTAGCTTCTACCGATTCAATCGCCTTTAACCGCGCGCGGTCTTTTTTAAGTTGCAATAATTGCAACTCGTAAGCACTCGATAAAAAACCAGTATCGGGGTTTTTGATTTTTGCTGCTGCAAATTTTGCAATATGTAATTCCGCTGCCGTCGCCATTTTTTGTTTTCTTTTAAAGTTATTGTATTTAATTGATTAATTTATATTTATATGATTTTAATTATTTTAAATAAAAGTAATTAAAAAATTGATAAAGACGTAAGCAAGATTGTTAGACAAGGAGTAAGCTAATTCCTCTTGCTTACGTTTTACCAGGCAGGTTTAAAAGAGGTCTTACACTCTACTAAATCAATAACGCCACGCAACCTGCGCAACTTGTAAAAAATTACGCGTAGCTGATGTTTTCAATCACGCAGCCCGCGCGATATTCTTCAACCACATAAGCCTCGTTACAACTCTCGAAAAAGTCAACGCGGTCACGAGCAGGATTATCAATAATTGCTCTGCGCGCACTGCCGCTTTGGATGTAGACCGCTAGATTTTTTAAACTAGTGATTAAAATTTTATCTTCAGGAAAGAAAGGGGGGGCAATTACCCGCATGCCATTAATCGTCCGATTTGCCATTAAAATATTTGCCGCTACCTGTTCAGTGTTGACATTAGAATTATCCAAAATAGCAAAATAGCGATCACTTAACATCTTACGACTGCAAATTACTACTAAGTCGGGACTGTCATTAAAAACAGGATCAATCAAGGTCGCCACACAGTTTTGTACCAAAGAACTAAGATTTTTATAATCACCTTGCTCAGATATTACGATTTTATCAGGGGCAGAGCCTGAGGTTAGAACGCGCTCAGGAGCATCATTGCGCCACTTTTGCAGCCAGCCAATGTTCACGTCTTCAAGCTTAGGATATTGCGCCCTATTGCTGTTTTTGGCGCGCTGTGTACCAAAAAAACCAATTTTAATGCGATCTAAACCTTTTTGCCGTGCAATGCTCTCACGCAGACTCTTTAAAAAATTAGGTTCGTGCGCCCACATATCCATAACACTGTATTTAATACTGGTGTCGTAGTTGGTTTGCGTGCAAGTATAATCAACTGCGCTAATATCATGATAATCACCGCCCTCACGCGCTTTATTATCAGTATCAGTATTGCTAGCTATGCCGCTACTAATACCAAGCTGCAACGCTTGACCTTGCTGCGCAGTTGGAAAAACAAAATTTATCTGTTGTAAAAAAGCATCCGACTCCTGAACTTTGCGCTCCATCGTTTGCTGAATACTTGGTAAAACATTAAATTTTTGCGTATTTGATGTCGCGCCGTTTGCTCTTACTACATCATTAATATATTTATTTAATTTAGTTGCGGTGATGTTATCCATTTAATTTAAATTCCTTTATTTTGAAGTTGTTTTTTTATAGTAATTATTTTTATTTGTTTCTAATTATTAATATTGATTTAAATCTATTAAATTAATTAAAAATAAATAAAGTTAATAACCTGCATTATCGAAGTCATTAATGCCCGTCAACACAGGACGCCCATCTGCAGCAGGTAAAGCACTTAATTTGGCTAACTGCTGCTCAAGCTCAAGCAGCTTGGATTGTTGCTGTTGCTGCTGATTGCTTAACTGCTCTAAAAAGCCGCTAAATTGACTATAAAAATTATTGATTAACGTACGCTGCTCATTTATGTTATTTGTTTCGTTTGTCTCATTATTTTTATTATGATTATTAAAATCATTAGACATTAATTGCAGTTCTTTAGATGAATCAGATAAATTAGATAAACTAAATGAATTAAGAGCATTTAATAAGTTACGTAAATAATTTAATCCACCAATATTATTTTTATTATTTTCGTTGTTTAGATTATTAGACGTTTGCGGCACATCATCCAGCAAACTTAGCTCACAAGTTGCCGCGCTAAAAATATTATTAAGATTGGTTTTGCGCTGTGCAAAAGGATTAACTGCCGCGCGGGTGCTAAATTGTAAAATCTCAGTACCTAAACTGGCAGGATTATCAGTAACCGCAAGCCCAACCAAATAAGCACCGCCAAAATCGGCAAAGTCAGGATTAATCTCTACACTAGTGGCTAGCTTTTGCTTGGCTTTGTTTAAGGCGATCAGTTCCTTGGTGGGTTCAATCTTTGCCTGCAGGGCAAGCTTGCCCGCTAATGCGCCATCGGTAATCTCGGTGGCGCGTAGCTCCTTAACCACGCCATAATTTCTAAAAACTGAATCAGGATCGTACGCCTTTAAATGCTCGATATTGATAAAAGCAGGATAAGTGGCAACATTGTAATTAGCCGCCATTTGCGTAATCTGCTCCCGCGATACCGCGCGTCCATCCGTTGTAGCACCTTCTACCAGTACCGTAAAAAATTTATTAGCAAAGCCTGATGTTTCATTTGTTTTATTTGTTTTTTCTAATGTCTTTAAATCGTTTGAATTATTTAAATTATTTGCTGTAAATTGCTGGTTGTTAGTCACTGCTTTAACCTTTTATTTAATTAAGTTATAAAACGAAAACAACTTAACCTAATCAATTATTTAAATCATTATGCGCAACTTGTAAAAATTGTTTAATTTAGATTATTTAAAATATTAGTTATTATTTATATTCAATTTATTTAATTAGATTGAATATAAATAATAACTAAATAACTTCAGAAAATTAACAATAATTAGCTATAATAAAGACCTTGATCTTTGGTAAAGAATTGTTTAAATTCGATTACTTAGTTGGAGGTTGGAGCCGCTGATCGGGTGGTCTGCTCGGCTCTAACCAACCCAACAACCTCTAAATCTTCTAAATCCTGCAACTTGC